TTAATCCCCCGTGGACACTGCGTGGACACTTACGCCACCTTTCAGCGGATTAAGGGCCACCGCATCCTGCAGGTAATCCGGTGCAAAATGCGCATATGCCATTGTTTGCTGAATGGTTGCGTGACCAAGAATCTTCTGAAGCGCAATAATGTTTCCTCCGTTCATCACAAAATGGCTGGCGAACGTATGCCGCAGCACATGTGCAGCCTGGCCTTTTGGTAAATCGGGCTTAACTCTTTTCAGCGCCAGGCAGAATTCCCGGTACTTCACCTCAAACAAGCCGCCTGTTTCTCTGGTTTTGATCGCCTCACAAACTGCCTGCGAAATTGGCACTGTTCTCTTCCGGCCATTTTTGGTTTCAAGAAACGTTACACGGTTATGAACTATCTGTTCACCACGAAGCTTACAAGCTTCACTCCAGCGCGCCCCTGTGCTTAAACACAAAAGCGCAACACGCCAGTAGTCGCCCTCCAGTGTATCGAGCAATAGCGCCACTTCCTTCTGTGACAGGAACGCCATTTCTCGTGGAGATACATAAAGAATAGAAATTCCCCTTACTGGATGTTCTGCATCCCAAAGACCTATTTTTTTCAGCACGGTAAACATTCCGGATAACCGATTCATGTACCTGTTAGCAGATGACGGTTTCAATCCATCAGCTATCTTTTGAGAACGCCACGCGATAATTTTCAGCTTATCAAGATCCACAGCCTGCATATCAGCGCCAAGCTCATTGATTATGTTGCGCAGTTGTTTTCGGTCTTCTTCCGCCTTACGCCTGTGCTGGCCGTGATACATCCACCACAACTCAAGCAAATCATTTAGCGTTCGACGATCACGGTAGCCCTGTATATATTCCCGCTTTTCAGCGTTCGCCATGATGTAGCGTTCAGTGGCCACCGCTACCGATTTTTTGTCAAATACCTTACGCACGCGCTTTCCCTTGCGTCCGTTCGGCCTGATGTCCAGCAAATAACGACCATCTTCGAGCTTCTTAATCGACATTACGAAGCCCTCCAATGAACCGCTCTACAATTTCTCCAGCCTCTTTCCAGCAATAATCAGACCAGACAAAAAGCAGGTCTAACCAGTTTTCTGGCCTCAGCGGGATAATTTTTGGATTGTTTCGGTTGAAACGCGATCTCCCTCCGAATTGCAGGAACCATCAAGAGAGAGAGCCGGAGAAATTTGCCCGACCTCCGGCATCGTTTCATCTGTTGATAACCAATAAGCATACTTCTTAAATTTAGGGTGTTTCGTAACCTTAAGTAAGGCACCCTCTGTTACTTGCTTCCCCCTCACCTCATAGTTAGTTACCGTCCCATAAGGCAGCCCAACACAATCCGCAAACTCCTGGCGGGTCATACCTTCTGCTTCACGAATCAGGCGAAATTTTTCACCCATGCTTGACAAAGATGCCATATCGGGCATGTCCTCCATCACAACATGCCACATCGGGCACAAACATAAAAACACTCAAATAAGCCGATATAAGCCATTTTGAGCCATTCGAACGAATTAGGGAGATTACCACAATGAGCGAATCAGAGCTTGGGGGGTTCATTCAGGTAGCACCATATCCACTTGAAGCGGTGCCATATCAACTATTCGCCAAGATGATCGGCCGCAAGGAATCCACAGTCAGAACCATGATTGACGCAGCAAAGCTACCAACAATTGACTTTGTGAAACCAGGTTCAGTAAAGACGCGTGCATCAGAAAACTGGGTATATCTGCCAGCATTTAACGAAGGCATGCGCAAAGCGTTTTTTGAGCAACCGAAAGAACGCCGCGACGCATGGTTGTTGTGGCTGGGACTTTAGTCATAAATGACCAGCCATATCATCAGCGCCATTCTGACCCTTGTTTTTATTGAGATAGGCGTAATAGAGATCTATTTGTTTCGCAAGTTAACGGGACATAAAGAACGCTTTATTGAACTCAGCATTGAATATATCGCCGCTTATACCAAAGGACTTTTCCCGGCAGCTATTGGGGCGATGTTGATAGCGTTTGTTATCTGGTTTATCGGGTGAGAAACCTGACAACCCACAACTACTGCAATGAGGGTAATTATGTGTGGCATGGACAAATTGGACCTTATGTTAATTGTAATACTATCAATTAACTTCGGTTACCTCTTAAGCGGCGCAATTCTCATGTGCGGAGGCAAACGAAAATGAACCAGCAGTCCGCAAAACGTGAAAACAATGCGATGCGATTTAATCGCAAATATTTTGAGTTCGGCCTCTATGCCGGAATAATTAAATCTGTACAGAGTCTTTAACATGAAACAGCAACGTAATTCACGCTTTCGCAATGGTGCAGAACGCCACGCTAACCGTTTTGCTACCAGTGCATCACGCAGCAACATCCGCTACAGCCTGAGTGATACACACGCAACGCCGGATGGCTACCCAGTAAAACAAATCGGCGAGCATGCCTGGCTGATTGAGAAAGCTGGAATCGTGGTCCACAAATGCCCGCGCAATCCGTTTACCGGAAACCGCATTTTTGCTCTGAGCAGCGGCGACAATCAGTTCGGGCAGGATTTCACATTATACGAAGCGCTTCGCACGGTTGATCGTCTGCTGCGTGGACAGAGTTTTATTAAACAGGCTGATTTATAACAGGTGCTTTATGACTAAAGACCATACTCAAGGTGTATTTATCCGCTTTATTGATTTTCGCGGTGAACTGTTATTACGCGCATCCGCTATTGATGGAGTGGCTCCGGCGGGGAAAAACGGAGCCGCCGAAGCCACTTACGTTTATCTGAACGGCACGCGACTGATCGTGGAACTTCCGTACCAGACCGTACGCGAAATCATTAGCGAAGCTGAAAAGGCTCGTCAGGTTAATGGCGATAAACCCTATATCGAAATTATCTGTATGGATTCAGAAACTGAAATTCAGAAAGCAGATTAAAGGGCGTTGCGATGGGCAAAGAATATAAAACTCTCATTAACAAAGCACTTGAGCGCTTTTATTTTCGCTTAAGTGCATCAGGCGCTCATGCTGAACGTGCGGCCCGTGACTCATTGACCAGAGCAATCCGAAGTCTGTATGACGTGGCTTTTTACGCTGATGATCTGGATGCACTTAACGAACTTTCCGAGCTGATCTGTGCCGCAGAATGCGGGGAACATATTGAACCGTATGAGCTGGGGAATATCGCATGAGTATATTTATCTCATGGCTTGTTCTGATTATTTCGGTGGCCTGCGCTATTGGGATTATGCGAATTATTCATTCAATAAAAAAGATTGAACGCTTTTTCACTGGCGAATAACAGAGCAAATAAAACCACAGATTAAATAAGAAAATGTAAAAACAATCCGCATTCGCGGAGGTATTCGCACACGCCAAGGAGGCGTAATGGCAATTAAGCATTTTCCCGTCGTTCGCTTTACCTCCAGAGGGCGCGAATACGAGGTCGACGAACGCCTGATTACCACTATCGACAAACATCGTTCGGAAAAGGATGCACACCACATCTACCTCACTGACGGCACTTACTTCTGCGCCACCAACGTGGCGCGGGTGAATCTTATCCGACAGGTACAGGAGCCACGCAGATGACCATTCTGGACTACATCGCTACTCATCCGGGTTGTAGCGGCGGAGAGATCGCCGCAGCACTGAATACTCCAACCACAGCCATTAATGCTGAGTTACGCCAACTTTGGCGCGGCGGCTTAGTCATCAGAACAAACCGCAGCACAGGTGGTCGCGCTCGCAAAACTGGAGGCCAGGCTTCTTACCACGTAAACCCGATGCCGTTCGGGTGTAGCAATCCACTTACTCACATGTTTAACCAGCTACTGAAGGAAGCCAGAACATGAGCACCATCAACCACCAGAAGCTACGCGAACTGGCATTTGCCCTGCAACGAATGGCAACGCCTCAAAAATTACTGGCGTTTCGCGCAATGCTCTCGCCGTCTGCTGTGCTGGCACTGCTGGATGAGCTGGAGCACGCCAGAACCACGGCTCCTGCCATTCGCCTGACACTCCATCATGAAATCGCTGATTTCTGCGCGACGTTGGAGGCACCCGGCGAACCGGAAACGCCGGAAGCAATACAGCAAGAGCTGCTGCAACGCATTGACAAGGTTTTTGATTTTTTTCTGAACCAGTAAGAAACCAGAACATGCACACACAAAAAAACCGCTTGCCATGCCGCAATCGGTCAGGTTACATTTCCGCTGCACCTCATAAAACGGGTGCCGGGATTCTCAACCCGATACAGAGCAAAGCGCATAACCGCGCCAGCGGTTTTTTTGTGCGTACTGTATTGCCACGTCTTTTTCGCGTCAGAATTATGGCGGGGCGTACGGGGCCGACTTCGGTCGGGCCGGATTCTTTGCTCTCCGGTGTTGAGAACCCTGTACGTCTCGCCACCCCGAGATTCTCAACTCTGGATGGTGAGCTATTTCTATCACCGAGCAAAGAGGCCACACCATGGCAAACCGCAAACAACAGCGCGCATACGCTGCGCGTCGTCACATCCAGACTGAAATCAACCGTAGACTTTTCCGCGCATCACGCGTCGCGCAAATCATGCACATCAATATGCTGCATGAGCGCAGCCACGCACTATCAAACATTTATTCCGCCTCTGTTTTCAGTTATCTGGCGGATGATCTGCACGAGCTTCAACAGCTCATCCAGCAGCAAAACAAACTCCATTAATTCCTGTTCCGGGCCTTTCCTGCACCTTGCGGCGGGAGGCCTTCGCACATCTGTAACAAGAGGATTGCCGCAATGATTCTCGCCAACGACTTTCTTGAATACCTGCTCAACACAGAGCGTGATCTTGCCGCTCGCGTGCGTGATCGTTATGACATGTACCTGAAATCCCTGCCTGTACCGCAGCTCGCTGACGGAAAGATTGTTATTGATGGTCGCTACATGATTGACAGCCACGAGGGAAATTACAGGCTTTACCGCATTGAAGGTGGCACCCCGTCCGTTATTGGCATTTACCAGCGCCCATCCTCTGCAATCGTCGATGTGATTGCCGACAGCATCCGCATCACACATCGCCATGCCGACACAGAAGACACCGTGCTGGAAATTCAGCGTCTGGCTGCCGTTTGCCGTGACACCCTGAATGGCATGACGAAGTAAATCAGTATGACGACAGAGTACATCAGGGACTGGCAACAACCGCGCCACGCAGTAGGGCGTGAAGGTACGGGGATCCCCGCACCTGAATCCGCGCTTTCCTCCTGGCTGGATGCTTACCGGGTAGAGAACGAGCGACGCCAGGAAATGGCTGATGCGGCGTTCTCCGCAACGCCGCTGGGCAACCTGATTAATAAAAGCCTGGACGCACAGGAAAAGCAGGACAAAACCATCACACTGGCCAGAGACGCCAGAAAACAGGCACGCGGTGCGGTGGATGAAGCCATGGCCTCGCTGCGCCTGCTGCCGTCCTATCTGCGCGATCCGCTTATTCGCCACCTCTCCTTCCTGCGCAAAAAGCAGGAAGCCGATCGCCGGAAAGGCAAAAAGAGCTGGCAGGCGGAACGCTATGCACGCGGAACCCTGCGCAAAATATTGGAACGTCTGGCCCGCACTGACGGACGCTGGCTGACTCCGGGTTATCGCTCCCTTGCCGGACGTGAACGTCTGGACGATTTACTTTACCTGCCGCAGCTCAACAAACACCAGATACAGACACTGGCCGTCATGACGGCGGCAATGTTCAGCAGCACCTTCGAAAAACTCTGCGATGGCTTTGGCGCGACCGATGGCGAGCTGACCATGGATATAACGCTGAAGGCGTATCAGCTGCTGGCTCGCATGGCGTTACATCTGCACACCATGCCTCCACATTATGACGCACTGACAACAGACAAAGACCGGAGGAACGAACCGGACACAGAACTGCTGCCGGGTGCAATCCTTCGCCTGACCTGTGCGGACTGGTGGAAACGCAAATTGTGGCTGTTACGTTGCGAGTGGAGAGAAGAACAACTCCGCGCCGCCTGTCTGGTTTCCAGAAAAACATCACCCTATCTGAGCCAGGACGCGTTAAGCGAGTTTCGCGCACAGCGCGAGAAAACACGCGATTTCCTGAAAAGTTTCATGCTGGAAAATGAAGACGGGTTCACGATTGATCTCGAGACAGTGTATTACGCGGGAGTAAGTAACCCGGTTCACCGTAAGGCAGAAATGATGGCCACCATGAAGGGACTGGAACTTCTGGCCGAAGCCCGTGGCGACAGAGCGGTGTTTCTGACTGTCACCTGCCCGTCAAAATACCACGCTACAACAGAGAACGGTCATCCGAATCCCAAATGGAACGGGGCCACCATGCGCGACTCCAGCGATTACCTGGTTAACACGTTTTTTGCGGCGGTCCGCAAGAAACTGAACCGCGACGGCCTGCGCTGGTATGGCATCCGCACGGTGGAGCCTCACCATGACGGCACCGTGCACTGGCATATGATGGTCTTTGCACATCCGGACGAGATTGAAACCATCGTGTCCCACGTCTGCGATATTGCCATTCAGGAAGACCGCCACGAGCTGGGCGATGACATAACTCCGCGTTTTAAAGCGGAGTACGTCGACGGCTCAAAAGGCACGCCAACCAGCTACATCGCCACCTACATCGGAAAGAACCTGGACAGCCGCGCCGTGGATGGCATCGACCCGAAAACAGGCAAACCACGCGTTGACCACGAAACCGGAAAATCAATGACCGAGAGCGTGGAACGCGCCATTGGCTGGGCGCGCCTTCACCGGGTCCGCCAGTTCCAGTTCTTTGGCATCCCCTCCCGTCAGGTGTGGCGTGAACTGCGTCGCCTTGCCAGCCAGATGGCACGCAACCCGGAAGGCCCGCAACGGCTGAAGGATGACGCAATGGATGCAGTGCTCGCTGCCGCTGATGCCGGATGTTTTGCCTCCTACATTGAGAAACAGGGCGGCGTACTTGTTCCACGCAAAGACTACCTGATTCGCACCGCCTACGACCTCGCAGATGAGCTGAACGATTACGGCGAACAGAGCGTACAGATTTACGGGATCTGGTCACCACTCATCGGGGAGTCTTCCCGTGTGTGCACACATCCGGATAACTGGAAGCTGGTAAGACGTAAACCGGAAGCGGAAGACAGCGCCCGCGAAAATGGTTTTGACCTTCAGGGCGGCCCTGCCGCCCCTTGGACTCGTGGCAATAACTGTCCCCGTGTACAGGAAACGAACAACAACGGGACAGAACAGCCGGAAGAACAGCCAGCACCGTGGCCGCAGCTCCCTGATGGCGTTGAAGTGAACGAATGGATGCGCTCACTGAAACGGCACGAACGCCGGGCGCTGATGCGTTCGCTTCGTGACAAACAGGCAAAAAACAGCAGTGATGAAATGCAGAGCTGGACACAGAGCCGCAAACAGCAGCGGCCTTTGCCTGATAACCACGAATTACTCGCTAAAGAATGGCGGGAGTCTGCCGAATCTCTCGGCCTGCATATCGGTGAACAGCAGATGCAGCACCTGCTACGGGGCGGCAGCCTGTACGTTGACGGCAGCATCATTGCACCGCAGGGATTTGAAATTGTACGCAAACCGGATACCCGCCCGGACAGCCGAATCACGCAGCTCTGGCAGCGCCTGAGCCGTAATCACGGCGTAAGCAGCACAGAGATCCGCCATAACCCGGTCGCCAGCTATCTGGAACAACTGGGGGCATCAGACCCCGAAGCCGCCGCACGTCTGGCATCCACACTTCAGCAGGACCAGAACACCATGAAAACCCCCGTTACCGTGCTTTCTGACATGCTGCGCGCCATCCGTGACGCAGAGCACGCACAGAGAATCAGTGAAACCACTGAACGCGCCAACCGCAAAGCAGACCTGCTGCAGGGTGGCCTGACCAGTGGAAACAAAAAACAGACAGAAACGGGACTCACGAATCCCGTAAATGAGCAAAAAACGCGCAGCGATATATGAAGCGCGCACAAAACAGGCAAAAACGGGATTTCAGAATCCCGTAAACGATTAATTAATCAACATAAGGAAAAGCGACATGAAAATTTGTATCGACGACGGCTCCACCAACATCAAGCTGGCATGGACTGAGAACGGCGAACGCCGCAACGCCATCAGCCCGAACAGCTTCAAGTCGGAATGGTCTGCGCCGTTCAGTGGCACGCAGCCCGCGAACTACATGCTTGATGGCGTGCGCTACGGTTTTGATCCGGTCAGCGATCGCTTTGTCCAGACGACCGACACGCAATACCAATACAGCGATGTGAATGTCATTGCCATTCATCACGCACTGGTCAAATCAGGCATCACGCCACAGGAGGTGGATGTGGTTGTCACCCTGCCACTGAGCGAGTATTTCGACACAAACGCACAGCCGGACATGGCCAACATCAACCGCAAAAAAGCGAACGTTATGCGCCCGGTGGAGTACCAGAACGGCGAAGCATTCACTATCCGTAACGTGCGGGTTATGCCTGAATCCATTCCGGCTGGCTTTAAGGCTCTGGCTGACATGAGTCCGTTTGAATCCCTGCTGATTGTGGATTTAGGCGGAACCACGCTGGATGTGGCAAAGGTCCAGGGACAACTGGCAGGTATCAGCCAGGTGTTTTGCGATCCACACGTAGGCGTTTCCCTGATAGCCGATGCCGTACTGTCGGTGATGGCCACTAACGGTATGCGTACCAGTCACCATATCGCCAATACCATTATCGAACATCGCCACGATGAAGCCTGGCTGCGCCAGCACATCCACAATGACGCGCATTACGACAGCCTGATGGCGGTTATTCGTGAAAAGGAAGAAACACTGAAACAACGAGTGATCCGCGCGCTGGCGGGTTTTTCGGGTTACGGGCGGGTGATGGTTGTCGGTGGCGGGGCGGAGATTGCGGCACCCGCTATCCGCGAAGCCTGCGGAGTTAATGCGACTTTCATCGCGGACGGGGTGCCACAGTTTGCTCTGGTTAATGGGCTGTACGCAATGGACAAGGAGTAAACCAATGACGACACCAACCAGACGGATAAGTTTCTATCTGAAGCCCGCCGCCGTCAAGAACGAAGGCGAAGCATGCGCCTGGCTGGACAGCCTTACACCAGAAGCCCGCAAAAGCGGCCAACGTGTGGCTTTTCTGGCCGGGCTGGCACTTCTGAAAATGAATCCGGCAGAGGCTTACCGACTGGCTGCATGGGCTGACGATGAGGCGTTATCAGTGACACAAACCAGGACAGAACGCCCCGCGTCACAGCCAGTACCAACCACACAGATAACCAGTCGGATGGCCGGAAATATCAGGGCGTTATTTCCCGAATAACACAACATCAGGGCGCATCCGCCCTGATGACTTTAATCCGGGAACATAAACAAGGGGGACACAATGCAACACATTGACAGAGAAAAAGCGCAGCGACTGATTGAGCGGATGGAAGCGCTGGCGAAAGAAGAAAATGTCAACATCCAAAAAATAGCTGAATGTGGCCAGATAGTTCTTCGTCGTGAAAAAGACCTCAAACAACTGATGTCTGGCGAAACCAGCAAAACATGGACTTCAGGCGAGGAGACGATTTATTGCAGCTTCTGCAATAAATCTCAGTACGAAGTCACAAAGGTGATTGCCGGACCGTCTGTTTGCATCTGCAATGAGTGCGTGGATTTGTGCAATGAAATTATCAGGAGAGAAGTGACAGACAAAAAGGGAAAAACGCATGAACAGAAAACAAAAACAAGAGTTGAAATACTTTTTACGTAAAGAAATTGCCAGGCTTGAAGATGCAGAATCACAATCATCAGAAATTCCGTTCGGAATGGATATCAACGACGCCCGTATGCTCCAGGCATACCGCATAGCTCAGGCTGCACTACAGGCAAAACCGTCAGATGGACTGGTTAGAGCAGTACGATTCTATGAACTGGTAAAGCGTGAGAATCCGCCAGCCGAAACCGGAGCATGGAAAGACGCTGTTGACTGGGTACTCAAAGAGGCTTGTCAGGTTGTAAACACTGGCATCAAAGGAGACCTAGCCCAGCCTGCATCAAAGCTATAGAAATGAGCCAAAACGCCCTCTTCCAGGGCGTTTATTTCAATGCACAATAGTGCACAAATTTGCACAATTTTTTTGAACGAATTTTTGCCCTTCCGGCCCGCGTGGCAGTTGGATCCGTCAAGGATCCGTGCGTGCACAAAAAAACGCGCTTTTTCTGCGCGCAGGTGACGGGGGAACAGCCCGCGTTTCAGGGGGTAAATAGCATCCCCTGAACGATGTCGCAGCGACACAACAGAATGGCTGTATTTCTCACGCTGAGCATGAAAAAGACGTGAGGACTTTTGATTTGATGGGGTAGCAGATAAGGCCGTCAAAATCGCACTGAGGCGGCGAGAACATGCAGTCAGCGCAGTGGGATTGCGTAAGAGCCTGACCGTCGATGATGGCGATAAGCTGGAAGACGTCGTGAAATTATCTGATTGATACAGGAGCTGGAGAGTCGGGGCATAAATTTTTTATGCCCCGGCGAAGCAGCAGACAAGCGAAGCGCGTCAGGATGTGGGCTGGGTGTCCAGCAGTGCGTAAGGGTTAAATCGGATCACCTCTTCGCCAAGCCAGTCATTGATATGCTTCATGGCCTCCATGACGGGCATCAGCTCGTTAATTGCGTAAACCCGCGCGGCCTTCTCCACATCACCAAACGCACTTTTTTCACCCGGCATCGCCCCCATCAGTTGCGGCGGAACGCGGTGCGCAGCCAGCACATCATCACGGGATGCCGCCTTAACATTCATGAACTCATCCTTTGCGGTGATCTGCTGGAACGGCAAAATTTGCACCCCCTCTTTGCCCCCGTTGGGCGCATGAATGAGCACGTTTTTAAACGCACCACCACCACGCGCACCCTGTAGCGTTTCTTTCAGGGAGTCCATGCTTTCGCGGTTTACCTGCGCTGCACCGATGTAGATGATGCACCCGGCGTGGGATCCATTGTCGTAATACAGTTTTCTGAACATGTCCGCCGAATGAGACAGGCTGGCCGAGAGTAATGCGCCGAGATATTCCGGCATGCCGTAAATTTCCTGGTTAATGTCCGGATTCATCAGGTGGCACACTTTGCCAGGGCGAAACTGAAACGCGTCCTTGCCATCCTGCACATACCACCATGATTCAAGATCGCTTCCGCGTCGCATGTATTTCGCCAGTGCGTGCCGTAATTTAAGTGGTTCGCCGAGCATATTGCTCCGAAGCTCAAGGAATGCGTTACCGAACACAAACCAGTCCAGCGCCAGCGCCGAGAAATCCTGCCGGGAAAGCAGCGGGTGCGGGATGTAGCAACCGAGCAATACATTGCGCTTAAAGTAAAGCGCAGACTGATGCCAGGACGTTTGCCGGGCGGCTCTTGCCAGACCGTACCAGTCCACCGGGGTTTCATACCACCGCCCGTTATCAGCACAGTACATATTGTCCAGCAGGTCATGCCCGGTCAGGCGATAAGGACCATCAAATGTGAATGCACTGAGCGATGATTCTTTCCTGAGCGCATCAGCGAGATCAATGCGTGAACTCATGCGCACTTTTTTATTTTTTCTGCTCATCAGAACTCCATAACCGTGAAACGCTCGTTTTTCTCCTTCGCCGCCAATTGGTTCGTTAATGACAGCAAGCATGGTTGCCCACGCAAGGTCGCCGTGGCTGATCCCCCTCGCGCGGTCCGTTTCGTAAGTGATAAAGCCACCCGGTGTTTTCACCTTACGCACGGCGTTAAAGGCCGCGACCAGCTCGCGTTCGGCGCGATCGTATTCCCACCGTCCGGCACGCATTATTTGCTGCATTTTCAGTACCAGCGACCGTTTGGATGACAGCGTGAAGGTGTACGGAATAGCGGCAGGGAAAAACCGTTTCACTATCTGATAAACAGCCTCCCCGTTCCCGCCCGTCACATCAATGCCGATGTGTTCCACGTTGTAGCGACACGTGAACTCTTCAATGACTCTGGCCTGTTCTTCAAACTCCAGCCCCTGAACGCGTCGCGTCTCCACCGTTCGAAAACGGCCACCAGGAACAGCCGGAGGAACCACCACGGACACAGCGCCGCTGTCCCCGTTGCCACTGCTGCCGTTTGCGTCATACCCAATCCATACCGGACGATTCCCCATCGGGCGGGGAGCAAAAGGTTTCCAGTCTTTCCAGTCGTCGTATCCGTCAACACCGCAGCCAATCAGGATATTCAGGTTAAATGCCGATTCCCCTTCGCGAACAAACTCACACATATAGAGATTGAGGAACTCGTCTTCGGTGTTTTCATCACGGATTTCGTCAATATCGGTGTGTTTCCAGCCGTGATTAACCACATCTTCCAGCGTGACAATTTGCCGCCACGTCCGGTCAGGGCAGATAAGCCCGTTATGCAGCGTTTTCCAGTCCACAGAAAAACGCTGGCGTTTATGCGAGGCCTTTTTCTCGTTCCAGCGGTCGCCGTTCCAGTAGGCGTATGCCTCGTGCGTTTCGGTGGATGGCGTGGAGAAGTAGGTGCGCCGCAGTCCGCTGAGGGTTGCCATAGCGCCAGCCACCTTGCGCAGTTCGGCAAAGCGACTGACCCAGAAAAATTCATCAAAATAAAAATTGCCCGTATAGGACTGTGCCGACGCAGCAGAAGTGCCGAGAAAATGCAGCTCTGCGCCGTTTGAGAGGATGATTTTATCGCCCCCTTTCAGCTCCACATCAACTTCAGCCGCGGCCTTCTGAATAATGCTTTTAAACTGGAACGCCTGACGACGCGACGCAGACAAAAAAATCTGGTTACGCTGGTAAGGTTGCGCCACATCGTCACGCAGCGCCATCAGCAGTGCTTCCTGTGCAAAATACCAGGTCGCCCCAATCTGTCGGGATTTCAGGATCATCCTGTTACGTATCCCGGCTTCCCTGCAAAGGGTCAGGGAGTCAAACCAGCCCCGCTGATGCCACTCCAGCCTGCTGATGATTTTTTCCCGCAGTGCGGCAATCTGTTCCGGCGTGAAATGATTTTTGAGTTTTTTCGCCCGGCCTTTCTTTCCTGTGGCCGTCGCATCCGGCTGGCCATCATGCAGTTTTTTAAGCTGCCGGGTCAGCAGGTCTATTTCCTTGAAGTCACCACCTGTTTTATTCTGTTTTTCAGTGAGCTGGATGAGGCGCGCATCGATGGACTGCGTGACACGCTGCACGGGTGGCGTTTCATCCCACTGGTCGCGTTTTTTCCACGCATAAATCGTGTTCGGGTTTATTCCCATCAGACGTGATATTTCTGCGGGCGGATAACCCTGCCAGTAAAGTTGCCGCGCACGCTGGCGCACAAAAGCGTCCTGAATCATTGCTCCCCCTGAGTAATTACAGGAAGATTACCCGCGCGCGAAACTGTTCTCCTTAACCCCCTGTTCTGGCCGTTTTCTTACAACAAAAGCCCTTTGTATCAGCCTGTTACGCTTTGCCATCATGACTGAAGAACCAGTCAGAGGGGCAAAAACTATGGCTAATGAAAAAAAGACATCCCGCAAAAAGTTTCGCGTGGCTGTCTCCGGTGTAACGGCAGACGGGCGCGAAATCAACGGCGACATGCTGAAAGCTGCCGCCACCAGTTATAACCCGTCCGTTTATGGTGCACGTGTGAATATTGAGCACATCCTGTCACCACTCCCCGGTAGCGAGTTTTCCGCTATGGGCGATGTTGTGGGGTTGAGCACCGAAGACATAACCGATGGCCCGCTGGCAGGCCGCACGGCACTGTATGCCGAAATTGAGCCGACCGCTCGCATGATGTCC